ACGGCGTGAGGTTTGCGGTAAGGGTTACTGTCGAGCCGACCGCGCCAGTTGATGTGGCAGGTGTAACTGTGATGCCAGTTGACGGAGTGATTTCTGCACGGGTGATAGTTGGCGGCGTATCTGCTGCGGTGATATTCAGCTGAACCTGCACGATATCGGTGTTGCCACCGTCCGGCCAGTCCCCATCTACCTGCACCGCCGGGAAATCAAACACGTATTTCCCTTCGTCATTTTCCAGCGTGAAACTGAAAGGCATCGTGCCGCCGGTCAGTGTTTTACTCCAGGCGTTATAGGCATCCTTCGACCAGGACAGCGTGATGCTGCCAGATGGGGTAAAAGTGGTCGGGATGTTGGCGCCGGCGAACGGGTTGCCGCTGCCGATACAGCGTTGCGTCTGCAGGTTGTTATCGAACTGGATGTTGAAGGTATCAACGCAGAAGCCTTCCCCGCCGGACACGCCATTCAGGGAGATAGCGGTAACCTGTTTAAAGGTGTAACGCAGCTCGCCAGCATTATCGACCGGGTTAGAAAAGTAACTGGTGTCATCAGCTTTTGAATCGAAGCCCAGCCCGGCGAAAGTTACCGTGGCAGTGATATCGCCGTCATTTGGAATTGCCAGTTGGAAAGTGCCGACCTGACAGCCGCGGGCAATGGATGCGACGCCAATATCCTCAGCGTATGATGCGACCGAGAACGCAATGCGATCGTTACCCATTGTGAGCGTGTCGTCATCCCACTCAGCGCCAAAGCATGATGCGAGAAAGTCATCATGCTGGCCCCAGCGGAATTTTGTTCCGACATCACCACCGACATCGACAGTACCGGTCGAGCGTCCCTGCGCCATGCGAGAGCCGCCGATTTCATCATTGTCGATCATGTTTTGAGATGGGCCCACACCGAAGCTACTGCGCTTCAGCAGGTTCCATGTGCCTGTAGATGGCGTCGTGCCGGGCGTGGTTTCGCGAATATACGCGGTAACGACCTTAGCGCCTGAACTCATAATGTTTCTCCAGAATTGTGCGCCCTACACGGCGCGGTAAGGTATTTGAATATTCATCTGCGCCCAGCCATCTGTTTCACCGGCATCTACAGCTGATACAGAGAAGTAATCCAGCCGCCCGTCAGTCTGGAACTCAAATAGCTCGCAAAGCTTGTCGGCGGTCTGCGTGATGAGTAGCGAGCCGGAACCAGCTGGCACAAAAATTTGGATAACAACAATCCCCGTTCGCTGCACAACAGGCCCGGCGCCGATTTCATTCGCCGCTGCCAAACCAGGGATATTGGTCAGCCGCGCCCAGATAGCTTTGCCTGACGGGTCATAGGTTTTATCGTTGGGGTAGCGCACATCCTCAGAGGCAATAGCCGTCTGCGCCGTCATGCGCGTGATGACAGCGTTTCTGATTTCTGTGAGGGTCATTTGTAGGCCTGAGTTACACCGTGGAATGAAACGCCGTAGACGCCTGCGGGAGCCTGCTGTGAATGGCCGTTTTCCAGCGTCTCAGCGTATGGCAGGTTGTTCTGGATATAGATGACCGAATAAGGTTTTCCATTAGCAATTACAGCACTTCCACGCTGGATTGCTTCTGCCCCTGATTTGTCGCCCCCTTCCAGTTGTCCGTAATCAGCTGAGCCAAGGCTTACCACGTTATTGTTACGGAAGCGGCCAGTATCCACCGGAGACCGTTGAACAATTTCAGTGAGCAGCGCCATCGAGATGATGCGGAGCTTCTTACCAACATCTTCCTCAACCAGTCCGGCAAACAAGGTCGGGTCGTTATCCCATCCTTTAGCCATCACTTCCTCCTCAGCTGCATGCGGTAGGTGGCAGATGCAGGGTCAGCCGTCAGGGTCACGATGCGGTAGACTTGCGGGCTCCCTGTCGCGAGGTCTGGCGCCGTGATTACATGCCCTTCACCAGGAATATTTGTCACCTCATTAGCCAGCGCGGTCAGCCTGAGGTCACCATGGAGGATGTTCGCGCCATCGATACGACTCAGTTCATAGCGTGACAGAACGCCGCGGCCGGTGTAGCTGACTGTTGTCTCGCCGCCGGTTTCCGTTACCGGGTCCCATCCTGCCTGAACCGTGTAGCTGCCTGTGAAGTCATACACAGCGTCGGCAAGGTCAGTGTCGAATGCCTCTGCTATTTCAGCCTGTAGTTCGTCTCGAATACCCATTAGCGGTACACCCTGAAAGCGAGAGGATTGCTGCGCCATGGTTTAAGCAGGGCGAGAGCCAACTGAACGTCTTCAGGCAGTGACGTGTTTCCTACAGACTGAGATGAAGCGTAACTTTTCGTCACTCTTACCCCATCGGCATCGACCGTTTTACTGGTCAGCGCACCGGATTCAACCTGCTGCTTATAGAGCACGCCTGCAGCCGAAGCAGAGGCAAGAAACGCGCCAGCCATCTTCACATCGTCAGGGGTTGCGTCAGTAATGCCCTGCAGATTAAGCGCTGTGAGATAAGCATTAGCCTGAAGCACCGCCTTCGCTTTTTTCTCTGCTGGCGCCCAGTCAGCACCGAGCAATTCATCCACATCAGCGACGGTTATGTACGTTGCCATGTTCACTCCCGGGCTAAATGGGGCCGAAGCCCCGGATGATTACTTGCTGGTTTTGGTTGACCTGGTGGCTTTCTTTGCCTCCGAGTTTTCACCGCCGCCATTGTTTACAGCACCTTCGTCCTTGGGCTCATTGCGGGCATGGTCAACGCCGCCGGTCTCACCGACTGTCTCCGGTCCAACTGTTACCTGCTTGCCATCAGAACCAAATCCCCAGCGGGCTTTGCTGTTTGGGTCGATGTAATTGTCTTTTGCTACGGTCATGATGACCTCCTCATGAAGCCCCGGATAGCCGGGGCGCGGTTGATTAGGCTGCGACAGTAGAGGTTACGAACGCCAGCGGCACCTGCTTACGGTCGAACTTGCGTTCCCAGTTGGTAGCCAGAGCCAGGTCAGCCCAGTTGGCTGAGATTGGGCGCGTTGTGCTTGGGGTGCCGGTAATAGTGGTGCTGAGGAATGAGTATCCCAGCGGATGAATGACGAAATCACGACGGGTCCACAGCGTTTCAGCGCCACCACCGTTGCCACGCTCTGGCTCGCGCGCGTATTCCAGACCGTCCTCACCTGCAGGCTGACGCTCCGCATAACCCAGCGCACCTGGTCCAAAGATAACGGACAAATAGCGGGCAGGAACGGCTGCAACCGGCGGAGTGGCGTCCGGATCGGCTTCTACAGCCGGCAGAATTGGCATGCTGTCATCAACGACCACGCGCATACCCTGGAAGCGACCGAATTCAGGAATCTGGTCAGCCAGGGGGGTGAAGTCGATGAGGTTGAGAAGCTGCAACTCGGTATAAACCGCAGAGTGCATAGCAATTACGCTCAAACCGCCAAGCTGACCGGTATAGTCACCCATGGTGGCCTTGGCGCGAATGATGGCTGCAGCACTGATAGTACCGCCAGCATCCACGACCATATCGCCGCCGTTACTTGCGACGTTGTCGTTATAGATGCCTACCACAGAGGCAATAGCGCGGCGCTGAGCTACACGCTGCCAGTAGCTGATGAGGCGGTTAGCTACAAACTCAAGCGGATCCTGATTGGTGATGTTTTTCACCAGATTCATCGCGGCCCAACCCTCGTTGAGATAGGCGGCGCGGGCCTGCATCTCGGAGCTGGTCACCGCCAGCGGCACGGCGATATCGGTGTACACATCGTTCGAGTAGTTGGACTCGATGGACGCATCCAGATCGACCCACCACGGAATGGTGAAAGTATTGGATGGACTGGCGAGCAGCGTAGTCATGTCGTTATTGGTGGTCAGAATGCCTGACTGGAAGAACGCGGTCCGCTCTGCAGTGTTAACCTGCATATAGTCGCGCAGCTCATCACGAAAGACGACGTCGGAAAGAATGGTTGGCATTGCTTAAATCCTTATTTAGATGCCTCATGCGCCGCTTTAAGTCGGGCATGTTCGGCGGGGTTGTTTCGGCGAAGCTCTACGCGCTCCATGCCGGTTAATTGCTCCCATGTTTTGGTAACCCGGTCACCACTCTTAGGCGCGGCCCCGCCGCCACCTGCCTGACTGCCGCGCACGAGGGATGCGTAACGCGGAGCGGTTTCAAACTCTCTTTGGAGGTCGGCCAGCGAACCAACCGACAAATTGCCTGCCTCGTCAGTAACACGCACCTGACCGTCCGACACTTTCAGGCGTCGGGCAATGAACTCAGTGAGGATTTCAGCATTGGCCCCGTCAGCGATTGCTGTAGCAATTCGGGTGGCGGCCAGGTTGATGTCGCGCTGCTCAATGGATTGCTGTAGCTGGGTATAGCGCTGTTCCCATTCACTGGTTTTCGCCTGTGAGCTTTCGAACAGCTGCTTATAGTCGCCTTCTGCTTTAGCCTTTTCTTCAGCTTCGCGGCGGGCCTGCTCTTCAGCCTGACGGCGCTTCTCCTGCTCGGTCTTTTTCTCGTTAAGCAGGCGGTCAAGCTGTGCTTTTAGGCCGGAAACGTCTTCCTGTGGAATACCTTCAATCTGGCAGATATAAACGTCACCCTGTAGGGCATATAGCGCCTGTTTGGCTTCATCGAGCTGAGCGTATTCCTCAGCGGTAAGCTGATACTTAAGTGGCATACATTCTCCTGAATGGATGTGTGCTGGCCCAGCCAGCGTTCAGATGTGATTTTTAGGCAATAAAAAGGCCGCATTGGCGACCTAGTCTTTATCTCTCTCGAGCAGGCTTAACTCATACTCGATGATGCTTTTTGGCTCTGTTTTATAGGACCATCGCTGCTTGTGACTAAGCCAGTATTTGTAAACTACAAGCGGTGTGTCTCCGTCATTAATCTCAGCTACCAGATGCCGCTTTTCGTCTCTCCACTTCCATGACTTTGGAATTTCCATGCCTTTACCTCATTCAAGGCCAGCAAGCTCGAAGGCATGCGGCTCTAATTCTTTGAGTTGGTCGAGGGTGTACTGCTTGCCGTTGTCATCAACGAAGCGATCAATGCTCAGTTCGCCTTTGCTGAACAGTCTGTAGCGAGCTGGCCCTAGCACCTCTTTCTGGAATGCTGCGGGCTGCCTTGCCAGCCAGTCACCGTAACTGGTGTTGCTGCTGACCTGCTCTACGCCGTCCGGCCCTTTTGATGGTCGCGTGCTGCCGGGAATCTCTCGCTGATACTCAGGCTTGAGAACCGGTACGATTGACGACCTACACCCCCAATGTGCTGGAGGTTTTGGCCCATCCAGAGGGTATACGTTTCTGTCACGCGCCCGGCATACCGGCGTTGTTCGCCCGTCCAGTGTTGATATCCACCGATGCCCTTGCAGGATGTCGTCATTCTGCTTCAGCGTTTGCGCCCGGGCAGACGAGGCGACATGGTTGGTCATCGTTCTGACCAGAGAGCCGACCTGCTCCTCATGAGACACGCCCAGTGAGGTCAGGCGCCTGATGATCTGTTTCTGAGTCTCGCCAAGCGATGAGCCGATGGCTATTTCACTGAGGATATCTGCCGTTTTCTTGCTGCCGAACTGCGCCAGCGCCCCAGTGATGTCGATAACCTGCCTGCCCTTACCCACAGCAAGCTCTAACGGGTCAGCGAGTACAGCAGCGGCTATCATCTCTGCTGAAGGCTCAGCGAGGCGTACAGACGCTTTAACGATTTGACCGAGCAGCTTGCTGTTGAAGGTGAATTCGTATTGCGCGAACTCGCCCAAGTCGAGCTTCTGCTGCTCGCTTAACTGGCCGTATATAGCGTTCAGGTCAATCCTGAGCGTTTCAATCTGCCGGTTATAGCGAGCGGTGGCGTACTGGCTGAGGCCTTCGCTAACAGCCTCTTTAGCGCGCCTGATAGCTTTGCGAACAAACTTAGCCGCCTTACCTGCCAGGCCACTACCGAATCGCTGTACGTAAACCTGATGGCGCGTGGCGGCATCTGTTATGTAACCGTCTGCGCTCATGGTTATTCCTCAGTTGTTACCGTATCGCCTTCAACTGCGGGCTCATCAGAGCGGTCAGCGTCAATATCTTCATCTGTGCGGTCGGCTTCAATAATGCCAGCCTGACGCAGGTTAACGCGCAGGTCTTTCTTCGCAATGAAACCCTGCTGCCACAGCTGAACCTGAGCCAGAATCATCTGTGCATCCATCGTCTCATCGAAGAATTCCTGATTGAGCCAGAAGGTGGTTCCCTCTGCGTCAGAGATGCCGGACATATAGAGCTGAGCGTCGAGAATCGCCAACTTCAGAGCTTCACTGACGTTTCCGGCAATCGTACCCAGAACACTGTTATCGCTGCTGTAACGAATGCGAGCGGCCTCTGCTGTCTCCTGATTCGACGCCTGCTGCACGATGCGGGCGCCAATCATCAGCATCTGGTTCTCTTTCTCCTGCATCAGCTTCAGAGCTAGCTGGCTTTCATTGGCCTGCACCAGTGTTGCTGAGCCGGACTTCCCGAGGCTGTAGCCGCAGGTTGAGCCGATTTGAATGCCGTTAGGGTTCCATTTCTCGAACTCGTCCTGAGCAATGTCAGTTGTGAAGAACAGCGTCGGCTGACTGCTGATGAATCCTGACTCCTCCACCGTAGCACTGTTGCCGTAGTGAAGAATGTTCACATCAGCCAGGTCTTCCAGCGGCGCCTTGTCGATGCGCGAGTCGTTACTCTCAGCCCCAAAGAAGTGGAACGGGATATGGTCAAATGCGTTGCCGTTATAGTCGGTGGGATAAACGTCCAGAACCGGAGCATCGTACGGGTCGCCTTCATGCCACAGCCTGTGACGGTACTTGCCGTCCTGCAAAGTGAGTGCCCGATACTGCATTTTAGTGTTGAAGTTGAATTCGTCGCTTTCGTCTTCGTTGTAGCATTCAACCAGCACCACCATAGTAAGCTTGCGCACCCCATCAATCACATCCTCACGCCAGTTGATAATGCCAAAGGCGTCATAGATATGGATGTGAGCATTACGACCAGCGGTTTGCGCTCGTGTCGGCCTGGCTCCTTCTGGTGCTTCCAGTGGCGGATAGTCAACAAAGAAGCCGCCGCGTCCGGTATCCAAATCTTCACCTACAGCCTCTTTGGATAGCTGCTCAAGGCTCGTGCCGTCGCCGCTGGCGTTCTCGATGAGATATTCCACCGAATCCGGCAAATCAACCTCGGCGGTTTTGCGGAATACTGCGCCAATCAGCCCCTGACGCGTGCGCCCGGTGATGTTCAGGAACATGGCCCGCTTCAGCAAAGTTTCGTAGCGTTCCTTGTTCTCATCGCTGTCATTGGTTGGGTCAGGCATTGGCAGGTATAGAGTGCCATGCGCCTTAACCGCCTTGCTGCCAGCCACGCAGTCTTTGACAAGCTGCCATGACTTTGCGGCTTCTGTGTACTCTGGTCTTGCGAATGAATAATTAGCCATAGTCGCTTATCGTCTGTATTTAACGGGTGCGTGGACCATTTTCCGGATGATTGGGAAGTCTTTTATGATGAAATAGCCAGCGGCGTCATTTGTATGGTCATTGCCTGCGGACTTGTCAGGCTCACCATTGTCCGCCCATATCTGCTGCTCAAGGTTCTCTGTATAGGTAGGGCACCTTTGCACATTCACCTTATATCTGCGCTCGCCCAAAGCATTACAGAACATGGCGTTCATTGTGTTTACGCGGTCTTTAACAGGTGGGTTTGCTGCATCTGCCCGAACCGTGAACCCGGCATCTCGTAACTGAGAAAGGTCTGTTTGACTGGCATTAACTGATTTCCGCGAATCGCCTGATGCATCCGGATAGATGTATATCTCGCGGGTTTTCTCAAATACGTCTTGTGAAGTCTCTTTCCAGAACTGCCGTTTAATCCGTTTAATCATGTCTGGCGTGTCGTAGCCATTGGTGATTTCAGCAACGGCACAAGGAAGACCGTCACGCTTGACGTGAACAATCCCGGCCATTTTCCCTACGTTGAAATCCATCCCGATAAAGATCGGCTCGCCAGGCTGCTCCTCATGGATACAGTTGTTGAGTGTTCGATCGAACTCGTGATAAACCGTGCCGCTGTTGAGGTTAACGAACTGACCGCGAAGATACGCCTTAATCAGCTCCTGTGGATATGAGCCCAATAGCGACGAGATATAATCAGGGGGAAGGTTTTTCTCATTATCGAATGTACTGGCTTGTACAAGGCCATAAAGCGAAACCAGCTCAGGCTTTTCCCTTACGGCTTTTACGAACTGCTGATACACAAATTTGAACCCTTCCGGGGTCGTCGTGACATCAATGCCGTTTCTTAGACCATCACGTTTGTAGCGCATACGAGCTATGATTTTTCGCCACGCCTGCTGCGCCTTGATAGCCTTCATAACGTCCAGCTCATCAACCAGAGCATTTCCTATTTTGAAGCCTACAATCGTCTCAGGCTTCTCCATGGAACGGCAGATGGTTGTTCCGCGATATATCCGGCCTTCGTAAAAATGAACCTCTTTATTGCTCTCGTTGATTTTTACGTTCAAACCCCAGTCATGGGCTACCTCTTCCACCGTGGGATAAAAGATGTCACGAATCTGAGGATAAGTTGGCGCAAAGTAACCCTGATTAACCTTTGGGAACTCCCAGAACCCTTTACAAATCCCACCACAGCCGATCCACGTTTTGCCGCTACCAAAACCAGCAACATAAGCCTTAAATTTATGAGGCATGGAAAGAAAGCGAGCCTGAGGAATATTAAGCGTCGGGCTGATCCCCATCTTGATTCCTCGCGTCTACTACGTTCACATTGATTTGCACAGGCGTTGGCTCTATCTCTCCGCCCTCCTGCTCAGGGCCGAACAGCTGCAGATGCTTCATTAGCTCAGTTAACGCTGCTCTTTTATCGTGGAGTTTGTAGGTGGTCTCTTCGATATCATCATCGCCACGCGTAGTAACCTTTACCTTGATTTCTTTTATGGCTGCTGCGGCCTGACGAGGAAGCTCCTTAACATTGGTTAAATCACCGCGACTGTCGAGGATGTCTTGAAAGTTAGAGAAGCCAATTGCGGCCATCTCAGCGATGACACGATCAGCGGTGATGAGTTGCCTTTCGGCTACCGCCTGAAGTTGCCGGTTTACAGCTGCTTTGACCTTAGCCTTGCTTAGCAACCTTGATGCAGTAACAGACGCAGAATCCTCGCTATAGCCAGCCCTGATAGCAGCCTGAGTACCATTTCTGTCTTTAACATATTCGAGGACGAATGCGGCCTGCATGGGTGCAATGACCTGCCCCCAGGATTAGATACAACCTTCAGTTAGTAATGTCGGTTGGTTTTTCTTCATATTTCCCGTTTCGCCAGTCCGC